ATATCAACTCCCCCATGCGTGCATCATTCAGTGGCACGCCGTCAATTTTCTCGCTTATCCACGCGGGCTTGCCGAAGACTTCGGTGCGTTGCGCCAGTTTGTTATATCGGATCTGCCCCATGCTCGCGTCGTTGTCGAGCAACAGCATCCAGTTTCGCACGCTGTTGACAAGCACGCCTTTTTTCGTTTCTAAAGCGCCCTCCCAATCGCCACCCATGCCTGCGGGTGGGGTTGCCTCCTTGGATTCATTTTTGGCATTTTTCCGGCTTTCTTTTGGCGCTTGCTGCTTCGTTTCTTCCTGGCGTTTGCGTCGGGCTTCTTCGTCGCGCCTCTTGCGTGCTTCTACCTCCCGCTGCTTCTCGTCGTCCTCTGCCGCAAGCTTTGCCGCGATGTCTTCAAGCGTGATGGGGGTGCGCGCTTGCCCATTCTTTCCCGACTTCAACATGCTCTTGATTAAAGCCTTTCGATCCTTGCGAACATCCGCCGCCTCACCGTCTGCATATGCGTGCTCAAGTTCAATCTCAACCGTCGCCTTTTCGAGCACGCCGCCTGCCACATAGGAGGCCAGCGGAGCGATCAACTTGCACGCCCTCTCCCGGTCGCCTTTAGTCTGCGCCAACTCAGCGGCAACGTTCGCCAGTTTCGTTTCGGCGTACTTCTTTGCCCGCTCAAGCATGGCATCTCCAAGGCGCTCCCGTGGGATGGCTTGCGCGGCTGCCCATGCCTTCTCTGCCTCGCGCGCGGCTGCCCACGAAGGATCTTCTGCCCATCCTGCCGCGTCTGTCCAAGCCCAGCGCCCCTCATCTTCGGAAGGGGGAGGGGGCATGGGCGCGCCGTCGAAGATGGCGTCAATCAGAGCGTCCCCATCCTCAGTCAACGCAACCTCGTTCACATCCTTACTTCCTGAGCCTGCCCAGCGCGTGACTTCGGTGTCGCGCCCGATACTTGCGCGAATCTTGCCCGCGTAGCCTTCGCCCGCCTTGTCTTTGTCTGTGGCAATAACGACACCCACTGCACCCGCTTCGGTGATGCGCGCTCCAAACTCACGCGACCACGCGCCCGAATAAATGCCAATAACTGCATATTGATAGCCGGGATGCTTGGTCATCATGGCATCGGCCACAATGCAGCAGGTTGCGAAGTCTGGCTCGCCCTCTGCGATCATCAAACACGCTGGCGATTCGGCACCTTGCAGCCAATTTACAGCCACATAATTGCACAAGACAGCGCCAGTGGTCGCCAATCCGCTATCCGCCCTCGGCGCTAACCTCACCCCCTCCATCGTCCAGAGTCGAGCGCCCACGATCTGCCCCGTGTGATTGCGCGTGGGCAAAATAAGATCACCCACCTGCGCGCCCATCCACACACCGCGCAAGGCTTCGGCATCATCCGCCGTCAACGCGCGCGCTTCCTTCCATGCACCCAACCCGCGCTTATGGAGAGGCGCAGAACCCGGCGCAGGGGGATTAAAATCTCCACAGATACCCTTGACGTGATCCAAGAAAATGGTCATATTTACTCCTGACAGCTTGCTTGGTCGCCACCGTGCAAGCCAATGTTACGAGAACCAAAAATGCAGCCCTTAACGTAAAGAGCCGACCCCTACAAGGTCGGCTCTTTCTTTTGGTGTGTCAAGTGGGGCTAGTCGTATAGCCATGTTGTGACATGATGTAAGCGATCAAGTCTCTCGTGTTCCCATCGCTCCCTCAATTCTGCGGAGTGGCAAGTTTCGGTGTGGCTGTACTCGTCGCCGTCGTTATCGATGGAACAGCCACAGCCCCGGCCCATGCGCTCGGGTTCATAGAAATCATCATGCCTGACTTCACTGTGGGCCTCCGCGCATTCAAAGTGCATCCAAAAGCGTCCGGGCGCGTCGTCATCATAACCCATGCCTGACGATGAATTGCATTGGCTCTTGGCTGGAATCACCTGACCGCACCAGTGGCAGCGATGCGCCTTGCGCGTAGTTACTGTTTTATTATCGCCATGAAAAGGATAACTCATTGTTTGCCTCCCTTGCGCCTTCCGCTAACCATGCGAATCCGCACCCACACCTGCAACGCCCGCCCGGTCGCGGGGTTAAAAAGTGGCTTGGCGTTCGGCTTCGGCGGGTTATTTTGGCTAAAGATACCCTTGACCGTTTCAAGAAAAATGCTCATATTGTCTCCGTTGGCTTGCTGAGGGTGCCACCTTGCAAGCGCCGTTTGATGAGAACAAAAAATGCAGCCCTTAACGTAAAGAGCCGACCCTCACAAGGTCGGCTCTTTCTCTTTGGTCGTCAAGGTGCGTTTCGCGGTCTGCCTGACCTTTGGCGGATTTGCACCCACTCGCCCAGCACCTTCGCCCAGCCCACCCGCCGAGGCTTGGCTGCCCTACTCGTCAGCCTTGCCACCTCCTCCAACTCCTTAACCTCCTTAGCAATCCCCCTCCCCGTCACAGGTCCGACGCCAAGCGCCTCAAAGGTCAGCAAGTCACCGCCTCCAACAACTACCCATTCCCTTGCTTTCATAGAATCTCCTCCCATGCGAGCGTTGAAATGGCCCAGCCGCCGTCTGTATCAATCGCCCTGCCCGCGATCCCATCCTCGCACACCATCCAGCAAGCGCCCTCCATTCCGATCAGATCGGGCAAGATCGCGCTGGCGTGCGCTTCGATGTGAAGGTCCAGCCACCCAACCACCTGGGGCGGCAACTCGACTTCATCCAGCACCCACTGCCGCGTATCCTGCGACAGCCACTCAACATCTTCTGTCGGCACCTCGTCAAGCACATCATTCTCGATATAATGCCCATCCATGAAATCGCCCAGAGTCTCAAGGCTCAGGCCCCACACGTTCTCGGCAATCGAACCCATCGACTTAAACCCGGCCAAATCCTCAATCCTTGCCATCTTACCCTCTCCTGCGCGCGTATCCGCGCAACAAACTCTCAGAGATAAAGGGGCGCATCCCACTCGCCTTGATCGCATCCCGCCGCGCAATCTCTGCCCTCGCCGCCGCTGCTTGATGTGCAGGCAGCCCGTCAAGGTAGGTGTCGAGCGCCCGGTCCTTGCGGCTGCCGTTGCAAAAAGCACACGTTGTCACAAGGTTATGTGGGCGCGTATCGTACATCATGCCCGAAACCTTGCGGGGGATCTTGTGATCTAGGGTCGCACACTGTGGGTTTTTGGTGTGCGCGCCCGGTATCACTTCGACGCCGCAGATCGCGCAAGAGAGGCCGGAGCCATCCTCTTGCAGACCCTCTGCGATGTAGTGTGCGTAGCGGATTTCGCGGTCGATCCAATTCGCCACAGTGCGCGCCCTCGGATGGTGTCGCCCGCACCATCGCGGCGACAAGAGGGACCATAAACCGAGGCGGAAAAAGTGTCAAACGAAAAGTGACGAGAAAAAAGAGAGACGAGAGATTGCAGTCCCTCGCCTCTCGTTGCGGCGGTTGGAGAGCACCGCAACAGTCAGTGTGGCGTAGCCGCGCGCACGCTTGATTTGACGGTAATGGAGAAACCCGCCGTGGTAGGAGCCAAAATGCTCAACTACATCAAGCCACCGTCAGCGGCTGCTGACTTGCCCACAAGATAAACCGAGCCAGCCCGCGATGTCAAGAAAAAAAGAAACGGGCGACCATCTCTCGACAGCCGCCCGTCACCAATTCCCAAACGCAAAGGAGCGTGTCCACCCCTGGACACAAGAGAACCTTAGCGCGTCCCACCCGCCACGTCAAGGCCTATTCGTTGTCATCATCGCCCGCGAAGGCCGACAGCGTGATCGCGCTGGCGGTCAAGTGCAGATTACCCACAATTTCGGCCAGGTTGCCCATGCCGTAGACCACAGGATAAACCTCACCGTCAGCGTTCCTGACGATAAGGAGCACGCCCTCAACCTCGCCGTTGACGAGTTGCGCCTCAATTTTAGCCATCTCTGCCAAAATCTCGCCGCACCCTCCCTCGCCGCCCATGCCTTCGCCCTCACCCACAATCCGAAGTTTTTTCTTGTCGCTCATTCCCACCACCCTTTGCTTTTGCCGTATGCGTAAACGATACCAAAAATCAACCCACCGCCCGTCACCCCACCCGCCGCCTTAGCGCGCGCGCTAATCGTGGCGATGGGGTTTGCTGCCATCTCGCCAGCCTTTTGAACCTCGGCCCGCAAGCACTCAAGGGTGCCGCGCAACTGGCGGCACTCGTCAAGCAGTTCCGCTTGCTGTTTGCCCATCGCCGCGACAGCAGCGGTCAGAAGCGCAACGTCCACGCTCAGTTTGACGAGCGCCACCGCGTCAGCATCAACCCGCCCGTCAAGGTGCTTGATGTCGGCGCGCAACTCCCGCAAATCATCCCGGTGTTCCGCAAGCCTCTCATTTGTACTTTCCTGGGCGTCCATAGTGCCACCCTCCCTTAATAAGAGCGGCAATTTAGTCTGCCGAGGTTGCGTCGGGTGCTGGAGGGGTCGCGTCAGCCTCGGCACTGCCACGAAGCAGAAGCCCGCCTTGCGAGCACTTGCTTCCGTTGTCCGAGTCGATGTCACAGCGCGCCGTCACAAGCCCGCCCACGTCCACGCTAGCGCCCCCGCGTGTGTGCGCGCCGACAGCAGAAGTTGAAACGACCGCAAGCACGGGAACGGCGACGAACCCCGCGCGCACGTCAAGCTCAAGCGTCGCGTTGCATTCGCCCCGGACCTCAAGGCGCTCGACAGCAAACGCGGGCGCAGGCTCAGGGCGCGGGTTGTTGGTGGGCTGACAGGCAGCCAAGGAGACACATAAAACTGCAAGGGTTTTTTTCATTGTTTTGCTCCTGGGGTGATTTCCGTTCCGGGTGCGATTGCCAAGTCAACATCAATGGCCCCCTCTCGGGTGAGCGCGAGGCTAAGAAGTGTGCATAGGTCATGTGCCTGGGTTTCCGTCTGGACGGCGGCGACATCGTACTCTGTGATCCTTCCGTGCCTATCGGTCACTGTGAAATCAACAGCCCAAAACGGACCCGCCTTGCATTCCTTTGGCGCAACGCAAAACTGAAACGAGCGCACATCGTCGCCGCACGACACGACGACACTCCCAATATTGGTGTAGACCTCGACACCATCCGAGTTAAACGAGTAGTAGCCTGTAGCTTTCTTCTTGAGAACAATCAGCATATCAGCACCCCATGATTTTTGAATACGTTTGACTGGCCGGGTTGACCACGTTACAGTCAACCGCTTTTTTGCCGCCCATGACACCGCGACAACGCCCGCTCTCGTCTATGTCTTTTGTTTCTTTGTTATCATCTGCCTTGTATTGCCACACGTCCCAGCGGTCCCATCCCTCGGGCTGGCCAGGGGTGAGGGTGCGCGGCAGTTTCGGCGCGCGCTGGTAGAAGGCGAACCAGAGCGGCCTATCCTCAAGCACCCGCCGCAACTCTTCTCCCCCTTCCTTGGCCAGCCGGGGCGACAAATAAACCCCGAATTGCTCGCCCGCCTCTTGCTCGGCGGCGTCAAGCCAAGTCGCAACCCACGACGCGGCGAGGCGCTTGCCCAGCTTTGCGAGGGCAGAAAAAAACCGGGGCTTGGCTTTGCTGCTGTCGGGTTCAAGGTCAAGCCAGTTGCCCGCCCTTGATGGGTGAACCTTTGCGACCTGCCCTGCGTGCTTGCCTTGTGGCCGCGCTTCGGTGGGCGAGTAGTTGTTCCAATCCAGCCCGCTCACGCACGTTGCAAGGTGGTACGCGCCCAGCTTAACCTCTGGCGCATCGCGCATAAGCAAGCGACGGTGAGATAAAAACAGGGGGTCCATAAAGGCATTTTGCGACCCCTTCAAAATAATAAAGCGCACCCCGTCAGCCTGGATTTGTTTGGGGTCAATCATGGGCTGCCACTTGCTAATGTCGAGACCAAAGCAAGCGGATGGAAACAGCGAGGTTGCGTCGTGGATAAATTGTGGAATCTCTAGCACATCAGCCCCCTATGCGATTAAACCGAGAATGCGGAGTGCGATTTTATTCGCCACGTTCTGCGCCTTGGCTTGACTCGACACATCAAACCCGGTGCGTGCCGTGGCCCAATCCGCCGCCTCATCCTCGGCACCCGACACAAACTCCGAAAAGTCGATGGTCTCGTCTTGTTGCCAAGCGATCCCGTCCCCGTCAACGCCCGTGCGTGTGACCACGATGTATCCGTTTGGAAGCGCTGCCATTATAGACCCCTGTGGATGCTGATGCGGTTGATTCTGAATTGCCAATCACCATTGACATAAACCCCGGCGCGCAAATCAGTTGCCGTCGCAAAGCCGCTTGATGCATCGTTTACCGATCCCTGCAAAGCCGACTGGCCAGCATTTAACGCGGAGCCAACGACCTGAATCGCAGGCGGCGCGCCGTTGTACGGGTGCAGCATGACGTTTGGCGACCACGCCTCCGAGTTGTCGGGTTGTGCGCCATAATTGGAATTGAACGAGGGCGTGAAAGAATTAATTGCGGCGTCAGCGTTCGCGCAATTGGCCCAACCTGTGCCCGACTTGCCCCATCCGCCATAACAGCCAAGGGTTTCATCAGCCGCGCGCACAACCGCAGCGCACACCACATAGTTCGTGGTTGTTGAGCAACGCGCGACCAAATAGCCGTGAATCGTGACCTTGCAGCCCTTGCCAGAAAACTGGCGCAGGCCGTCAATCACACACGTCCCGGTGCCCGCGACAAGTGGCCCCCCGGTCGCCGCAGCGCCCGCGACCGATCCCGTCCAGTCTGGAACTGTGGCCGTGCCGAGCGCACGAAAGTCCAAGACGCCCGTGAACTCGTCGCCGTCGGCTTGCATGTAGTCAATATCGCCCTGCTCCTCATACAGTGGAGCGGCAGATACGACCTTGAGCAACACGATCACCGCGCGCGTCGTTGTGCCGATCAATGCGATAACGTCGCCCACAGCATGATCTCCGGCAACCACCGCCGCGTCCATCGTCGCGCCGTCGTCGTATTCAGGAGTGCCCGCTGGCGCGCTCACCGCCGCCCCTAGAACCGCTTGAAATGCCCCAGGCATCAGACACCTCCTTAGCCAACCTCAAAGATGTTCACGTCCCACGCTGACGCCGAGTACACGTCCAGGTACATATTGCCGCCCGTGTCCAAGACCACGCTAGCGCCCTTCTCAAGTTTGACCGTTAGCGGTCCAAGCTCAGTCGCAAGGCTTGACTCGTCAATTGCAACGGACGCACTACCGAACTTGACATATAAGGCCGCCGCGTCGGTTGGAACTTGAATCCAAACCTTGCCCGAATCAGTCGTCAATGTGATCCGGCGGTCTGCTGGGTCTGTCGCGTTCGGCCCCGCTTCAAGGTGTCTGTCCAATATCTTCAAGCTATTTGGTAACATATCAACTCTCCCGTGAATCCCACCAAACAAACAAGCCCGCAACAATCAACTGAGCCGTCACGCGCCCCGGCTGGCGGTTGCCACCAAGCCCCTGTATCTCGGCGGTCAATGTAGTCGGGAAACTGGGTTGGCTATCATCTGAAAACGTAGGGCTGTACGCCCACACTCGGCGCGAGAAGTGATGCTCCCCCGGCCATGTGTAGCATTGGCCATAACTGTTTGCGGTTGTTTCCTGTGGACTTGACCCAACTTCAACCGCCGTCGAGGTCATGGCGACCAGTGCGTCAACGATGGTCGGATCCTGTTGGCTGCCAGAGGTTGCGCGCCTTGTATTCTGAATCGACCCCGGCACCCAGTCGCCTGTTGTGAAGCGGCATTGATAGTTCAGAACTTCCTCGTCACCCAGCGCCGAGCCATCGCCAACCGAAGCAATCAGGATAAATCGCCCACGCAAGGTCAATGACCCCAGGCCACCCGACACATTCGGCTCGCTTATTGGCACCGTCCACTGATAACTGTTTCCTCCTGAGCCTGCGCTCTCAGTGAAAAGGTACATGCCTGCAAAGTCTGTGATCTGTCCACCGCCCGACGTGAGTTGAGATCGCGCGTTGCCGTTGCCTGAGTGCCGCAGCAGCACTTGCGAGTTACCACCAAACACCATCGAGTTGCACCGTTGCGCCACTGCTTCAAGTGCCCCAGCGGAAGGCGGCAACCCTGCCCGCGCTCGCTTGACCCGTGACGGCGACACGCACCCGCCCGACTGCACATAGACGGCGTACAGGTAGCCGATAGCGCAACGATGAATCCCGATTGATTTGTCCTGCACCCGGTCATTCGGTGTTGAGGTCCACCACTTATCCACAAGACCAAAATCAGGCGAGCGCGTGATTCCCGTTTGTGAGTTAGGCGAAATGGTGAGCAGCAGCGCCAAATCAGCAGACGCCGCCCCAGAGTTATCAACCCCTTGAACACACGCGATGTCAGCAGTTTGTGATGCCGTCGAATAGCCAACCGCATTTTTGACCGTGATGTCTTTGGTTGCCGCGATGTCTTCGGCTTCGGCTACGATGCAGTAGCCCCACGGGATAAGGTCGGGTGATGACACTGCGGCTTCAAGCGTCGTGTTGCGTTCACAGTACAGGGTCTGCGGCGTCCCTACGCTCCAAGTGTAAGCGTCAATCGTATCGACCTCAGACCCAACCTCGGACTTAAACGCCACCCACACCTGACAAGGCTCTCCCGCCCGCGCCTTTAGTCCCGTAAATGTCAAGTATTGCACGCTCCCGCTGCTTATGGTTTGCAAGCGAGCGAGTCGCGTATTCTCAAAATCCTCATACTCAGTGAGCGCGAAGATTTCTAAATCCAAAGACGCTGGCACGCTCCCCACCTCAACCGTGATCGTGACGGTCAGGCCCTCGTCATCATTATACCCAGGCGTCATGAAGGTATAAGGCCCATCCAAGCGCCAGTGACAGGACGACAGCCGCCATATTTGGTTCGCGTTGCCTTGCGCTGGGAACATCTGGCAGATCCTGCGCGAACGCTCAAAAAGCAACTGGTCAGCGTTATCCTCTAATTTTTGGATGGCAAAGCTATCAACGGGATGATCCGCCGTCGCGTATAATTCATCATGCATCGCCAGAAAATTGGTCTGGGTGTTCCCAGCGGCGGGCAGGTTGGCAGACTGCAACTTATCCTCAGCAACAATCACATGATAAATGGTCCCATCGCCCGTGTTGTTTTGGCATTCAACCAGCACAGTACACATGCCGTCAGCGTCAAAAGAAGCCCCAGACAGCGCGGTTGATGACAACGAAACCCACGCGGGAGCAGCACCTGGGACAGCCACCGAGCCAATCAGCACACCGCCAAAATAAAGACGGGCGGAAAAATAGGAGCCGTACACATGGAAGGTTAATCGCGTGCCGTCCCCCCAAACCCTAACCTTCGCGCGGCAGAGCGTCGAATAGGAGCCTCCAAAAGTGGTGATCCCAACAGGAACGTTCATCACTGCGAGCGCCGTTGATCCATTGGACGCAAACTCATGAATCAGCGCGCGGTTTAGGTCGCGCAGGTCTTCGTTGTTGCCTTTGCCGATGCGCCGCCCTTCGACGGCTTCGGTGAGGACAACTTGAGCATGTCCAGAATTAAGTGTGACCGTCATTCTACAACCTCCTGAGCCAGCGTGATTCCGTAAATCTCGCGCGCCGCATTCATGACCACTTCCGACGCCCGATAATCCGCCGCATAAATAACACGCGAAACGCCCGCCAAATGCAGGCACTGTATGCAGTGCATACATGGGAGGTGGGTGACGTATGCGACCTCAGCCCGCCGCCCTTCTAGTCTCATCACCGCGTTTAGTTCGGCATGAAGCGCGCGCTTGCAGTGACCATCAATCAAAAGACACCCTGCTTCTGTGCAGTGCGGCTGCCTTGACGGTGCGCCGTTGTAGCCGGTCGCCAACACCATCCTACCCGCAGTCAACACGCACCCAACCTGAGCGCGCGGGCAGGTTGCGCGCCTTGCCACCTCACGCGCAACAGCCATAAACACCACATCTTCGGAAGGTCTAAACATCCCAGCGCCCCGCGTTGTCGTTTGATGCACCCAGTTGCATGGCCGAATCACCCAACCAAGTATAATCAAGCGTCTGCCAGCCCGTCGCGTTGTCATGATCTGCCAAGCGCACCACGTCACCCACTGCCGGGGTCACTGCGCCGCCGTTGTTAAATGCAGCAAACAGCGTCACCACGCCAGTCCCCGAGTTGAACGCCGAAGCGTAGGCCGTCGCGACTGTCGAGCGCAACTGCCCATCTGCGGTCCAAAGGTGCAGTTTGTAAGTCGAGCCAGCAACAAACAAATCACGGTCTGTCGACTCGGTGAACTGCCCAGCCGCCAATGTGAACGAGGTTGACGACGACACCGCCGCCACTGACCACGCAGGACTCAAAAGCGTATCTGCCCCAGTGACAGGCTGAATGTCTACAATCACCAATTCCTGAGCGCCCGTGGCGATGTCCCAGTCACCTTCCAGCACAAGGCAGCGGTGCGCCGTGATTCCGCGCGTCAATGTGGCGTTGTCGAAAATAGAGGGATGACTGAGCGTGATCCACTGCCCAGGCATCACAAGATCAGAGCCATGTACAAGCCTAATCCGATACTGCGGCAAGCGATCAATAGCCCATGCGTAGCGCCAACGAAACACGGTTGCCAAGGTCATTACATCGCGCCCTAGCCTGTGGTCTACAGGGTCGCCATAAATGCGCGTCGAGTCCAGTTTGTCCCGCACGGCATGGAAACGGTAGCGCCCCAGCCATTTTTGACCAATCACCCCGGCGTCAATGATTTGTGCAGGATCACCACCCGGCCCGCGTTGGCAGCATTCAAGGCTGATTGCATAAATGGGCTTTTGTTCTGTCATGCCCTGTTCATCGCCCTGGTTTTCAGCCCATGCAATATCGCCCGCGTCAAGGGTGTGGTCTGTGTTGCCCGCCCCAGGATCTGCGAGCCTGCGAATTGAGATCCGAGCTTGATCGTCCATGTACAGATAAGCGCCCATTGATTGCGCCAAATCGCTCAGGAGATCCCACGCGCTGCCATTGTCGCCGCCTCCTCCAATGTAGCCAGACCGCGCCCGAAGGTTCGACGTTGGCCACCGCGACACAAGCGACAAAAATGCCGCCGTATCCACCCACGCAACCGGGATTCCAAGCCCCCACGACCCTGGCAGCCAGTCATAATTGCCGTTGTTGCCAACATCGTGCACACCACCTGACCACGTTGCGGTCCCCGTGGATGTCAAGATGTTTAGGATGATATAGGCGGGATGGTCGGTGGGGTTGGCTCCGTCGTCCTTGAAATAGCAGAGCGGCGAGTCTTTATCGCAAACGAGAATCTCTGCCGCTTTCATGGTCTTACGTTCTTCAAACTCAAGCGTCTGCCCATCAAGTTGACGACAAAATCCACCCAAATCTAAAAAGTGGTTGTATTTTGCCGTAAACCCCGTCGCTGGAACACTTGGAGTGCTCACGCCGGTTGCAATCGCTTGCCCGTCAATTTCAAGCGCAATCGCCGCAATAGAAAAGCCAAGTGTTGTATATTGATCGGTGCCGCTTAAAAAACCAGCGTCAACGTTTGGATAAAATGGCTTGTAGTCAACAATCTTTGAATCATCACGCCCCGCGCTCACAATCGAAAACAGAAGCGGATTCTGTGTGCCGCCGTTGTCGACGCGGATCAGATCAACCTCCCCCTCCCACCGCTCCCTTGCAACCCGCCTTTTAGAGATCGTCCCCAGCAAGTCCCGGCATGTTATGCACAAGACTTGCGTCTCGTCGCTTAAATCAATTCCCTCAACAACGCCACGCCAGCGTACAGTCTCGGTGTCCGCTCGCACGTCGTATTCGTACAGCGTCACTCTGCGATCTAACTTGACCGGATTCGCTAAAAATATGTCTGGATCTTCTAAGTCGTGGGCTTCGGCGTCTGTCCCAAACTGCCCGCGAACCATCGTCAAGGTTCTCGTTGCTCCTGAGCCTGTGACGTTGGTTAAGGCGATTGCTTCGCGGTTAATGTAAATAACATCGCCCGCCGCTGGTACGGTTTCGCCCGCGATGATGTCCACAACTTGCGACGTTGTAGCGGCGGTCCAACCCGATTGAAGCCGAGCAACAGGCTTAGGGCGCGCACCCCAGAAAAACGACAGAGCGGCGCGGGCGTATCGACTCTGGGTTTGGTCTGCCAAGTCGAGCCGATCTATCAGAATCTGCATCGTGCTTTGTGTGGTTGACCCCTTCAAGACCTCGCATGTGGTTGATATTTTTGAGGGCAGGTCGGCAAGCCCGCGCACATAAAGCCTGTTAACCGCGACCTCATAGAGTGTCTCAGTGGAGAGACGCAAGAAATGGCCAAAAGATGCGTCACTTTCCGCATATGTCCCCAGTCCCTCAATTTCCCATCCATAAACCAAATGATTGGTAGTTGTCATGCGATCTCCCTTAGCAGAATCTTCACTGGCCGATATTCGCTAGACATGCTCTTGACATAGCCGTCAGCCGCCAAGCCATCAAGCCCGGGGTCGCATTCGCTCAAGATCACATCATAGGGCCCCGTGCGCGTGTCCGTTGTGGGATCGTTCGTGCTGTATAAATAAACTCGGTTGTCATCATACGGCCCAGGTGCTCCCAAAAGATAATTCCACAGCGCCTCCCATGTATTATCCTCGCCAGTCGCAACCCCAGCCACGGTCGCAAAGTCAGCATCAGCCGCGCGCGCATCACTCATCACGCCCCCAGGAACACGCGACCACTCCAGAAACCGCTCAGTCCAAGGCGCATACGACCGCACCACACGCCGAGGTTCCCCGCGCAGGTTCCGCCCTTCGCTTGCAATTTGGCGCTGCAAATCCCCGCTATCATAGTCGGAATCAATCTGAGGATGCCACTGTGCGTACATTTGGAAGGTATACGCGGCGTCGATGGTAAGGGTTGCGGCGCTTGCGCCCAGCCATGCTTGCTGGGTTGTGGTCAAGTTAAAAACCTGCATGGGATCACTGTAGCCAGTATGGGTAATGACCAATTCGCCCTCGCTATTCAAAACCCCCGTCACGGTGCCGCCCACACTGACCATCGCTGTAGCCGCCGCCTGTGCCGCGTCAACGAACGCCTTAACCATATCAATGGGCGCAACGACCGCGCTTGACCCATCGCAAATGTACGTTCCCGCCGCAATTGCTTGAGAGTTATTGATCGCAAAATTGTCTTTATTGCGGAAGTAAAACGTTAGATCGGCACCAGACGCCGCGAACGGCCACCTAAAAACCTCGTATGCGTACTCACTCATGCCTTCTCCCTCCCGCGTAAATCTTGCCCACGCAGATCACCCCGGCTGACGCTGCGGGCGATGGCGTCTGGTGTTGCGAACCCGTAATTATAGATCACGGTTTGCGGTTTCTCGTCTTCCTTGCGCGACTCAAGAGACTGGCGCGACATCTTGGAACTCGTACCCTTCGCGCCGCTGCCCTTGCCGCGTGAACCAAAGGCAGAGATTGCAGAAGCCACCGCACCAAGCGCGACAGCCGACGCCGCAGCCGCAAAGGGATTGCCAAGCAACAGGCTGCTTTCGGTCGCCGCCCATGCGAGAAATGCCGTTGACAACTGACCGAACATCGAACCCATCATCTTAAAGACTTCCTCGCGCATATCGCCGCCAGCCATAGCGATGCTCACGAAACTCCCCGTGATGGTGTTTCCCATGCCTTCAAATAGGCTGGCCATCTTCTCGGTATGTGCCTTGGTTGCTTCCTCTGCCGCCAACTGGTTATCAAATAGGGAATTGTACATATCCCCGAACAGATTGGCCCCACCCGTTGCGCCGTCACCAAGTAGCGCCCCCAGCCCGCCAAATTGGTTCCCGTATGCGCCCAACTTCTCCTTGTCCTCCTGAGCCGCAATCTGGCGCATCATCTCAATGTTATCTTGACCATTTTGGCGCGCAATCTCACGCATCGCCTCGGCTCGGGCGGTAGCCGCCGCGATGTCGTTTGCAAGTTGAACCTCTTGCTCCGACTTGAAGTAGTTGGACAGTTCAAGGGCGCGCGCTTTTTCATCGGCAACACGTTTAGCCTCAAGCGCGTCCAATTCTTCGACCATCTTGAACGCAAGATCAATCCGCAACTGCACTTGATCCACATGAAGCGCGTTCATTTGGTCGGCGTATCGCGTCTCAATATCGGCAGACTGGCGCGAGTAATCATCCATCATGGCGAGGCGGGCGTCCCATTCCGCCTTGTACCAGTCGGGAGCCTTGCCGCCCTTGCCTTTCCCGCCCTTGCCGCCCTCACCCTTCGCAAGTGCAGCCGCCGCGCCCTCAACCAACTTCGCAAGCGATGCTTCTTTCTCAAGCGCAATATCACTTGTCTCACCATACACAGTGCGGATGTGTTCGAGGTGCGAGTCGTAGTATTCGTCGATCTTCTTTAAGCCTTCCTCGACGCTTGCCCCGCCATCCATCACGGTACCAGCCAAGAGACTGATTTGCAGGTCTGCCGACTCGCTAATCATCCTCTCCATATCGGTCAGCGCCGCACCTGCCGCCTTGCGCTTCTCTGCCTCGGCCGATTCCTTGGCTGCGATCTCATCTTTTTGCGACGCGGTCACGATCTTTTGGATGTCTTGCGTTGCGATATGCTCAAGCCCGACGCGCTCTTTGATTCGTTCCGCGTTCTGTTCAAATGACTTTTTGGCTATGGCGTCAAGTTCTGCGCGGCTCTTTTTGCTGCCCGCGATCAGTTGCTTTTGTTCGTCTGCCGTCATTTTCGCAATAGCGGCCTGAGACAAAGAACCCGCCTGCGCCTGATATGCCACCCACGCAAGGTGTTCTTTGTTGAATTGCTCCATATCCTTGCGGATGGAGTCTAGCTGCTCAGGCGACACACCAAGGCTCGCAGCCAGTTTGCCAGTGTCGGACGTGTCAGTGTAGGTGCTTCCGCCCCCCTTCGCCAAATCCTTGATGGCATTGGCGCGCGCCTCTGCGTAAAAATCCCACTGCCGCGTGACCTCTGCCACTGCTGCACCCTCAGCCTGCAAGCCCGCTGTGGTTTTTTCAGTGGCAACTCCCGCCTTGTCAATCATGTCTGCCGCCTTCTGAAATGAAGCGGCCAAATCATCATCAAATACACCCGCAACCTCGCCCGCAATTTCAAGCAGCGGTTGCAGTGCGATAAACACAATATCAATAATAAATGATGCCAGTTTTGCGATCAGCGTTGACAAAAGCCCGATGATCGGAGCAAGCGCCGTCAATGTAGCGCCAAGCAACCCAAACAGTTTTGCAATAGGCTCAAGCAGCGGCAACAGCGCCCCGAACGTTTGCGCCAGTGGCACAACCAGTGCGCCCACCGCCTTAAACGCAGGCATCACTAATTCAGCTAGCGCGTCGCCGTTCTCGGTGAATGCAACCTGCAACTGCGACAGCACCCCGCCCATCATGTCGTAAGCGCCCGTTGACGCGAATGCTTCGGCGGCGGCTCTTTTTAATCCAGCCTCAAAGTTAGCGAATTGCGCCTCTGCTTTCATGGCTGTGTTGCCTTGAGCAACCACGGCCAATTCCATTTGACGCCCGCCCTCGGCAATCATTTTCTGCACGAAGGCTAACTGCTTGTCCTTATCGGTCAACTGTGAAACGGTTTTGCCGTGTTTTTTGGCAAAATCGCTGTACATTACCGACATATCACCGATCACGATACCCATGTTATCGGCAATCATCTTTGATTGGCGGGAGGCGGCGGTGAATGTGTCGCTAATCGCCTTGCTGACGGTTGTCCCAAGGGCAGCCGATGCGCCTTGTGCAAGCTTAATTAGTTTCGGGATCTCGTCTGCTGGTAGCTTAAATAGCTTGGCTAGATTTGACGCTTGTTGCAAGTCCTCATCAGACACAAGCCCGCCCGTCAGATCGCGCAGATCCTGCATTTGTTTGGCGCTACCGCCTAACGCCTTAAATGCGGCGTCCAGCGTTTGTAGTTTCGCGCCTTCCTTTGCCATGTCTGCGAGGGCTTTGGCGGCGTCAAAAGCCTGATTGACAATGCTTGCAACGGCATTTGCGGCACCCATCGCGCCACTTGCAATCGACCCCAGCCCCGCCGCAGCACCACCTTGACCAATGCCCGCAACGGCCTGCCCCGCTTGATTGGCAGCCTGTTGCAACTGCGCCAACGGTTGCGCGTTGACCGCGATATTGATGGTGTGTGTGGTTGTCCCGCCGCCCGTTCCGCCGCCTGCCATATTAACCCCCTCCCTGCCTTCTCTTCATCTCTTCCTGCGCCGCTTTGATTGCTTTTGCGCGTTCGGTTTGCGAGGCTATGGGTGTGGCCACAGCCCCAGACTTGCCGCCTCGTGCGCCCGCCCGCTTGCTCTCAATCCCAGCCTTTGCTGCGATCAAGAGGTCATCCCACGGCGGCTCAATATCGTTTGGATGCAATAAGCCGAACTCCAAACGATAAACCAAGTCAAGCGACTGCTCATAGATCGGCTCTATCCAGGCAGGCGCGCCGCCGTATTGCGCCGCCGCTCTTACTTTCCCAGCAACCTTGCCTCGGCTTGCGGATTGGCTTGACCAAACACAAGCGCAAACAGACCGGGGAAGGCGGCTGCTTGATCGGCTTTTTCGTTGTCGCTCAGTTGCCGCCATTCCTTGCCATCAAAGAGCACGGGCGCGCCGTCTTTGTCGGAGATGTCAAGGGTGCAAGCGATGGCTTGCGCGGTCAAAATGGCGGTGATGTCGCCCGCCAAAAGCTCACGGAGCGCGTCTTTGTCCTGGGGGTTGGTGATGGCCTTATTGCCCTTGTCGGCGGCGACGGCACAGCGGAAGCTAGTTCGCTCCTGAGCGGTCGCGGGGCGATAGGTCACAACAACGACCTCCTTTTCTTCGTTCGGGAGGTCCAATTCGGCGCGGAATTGACGGCGGGAACTCAATGAAATAGCCACGGGCTAAAACCTCACAAAAAGCCTCTGCACAGCAAAGGCAATTAAATGGGCAGCCCGACACGGGCCACCCCTCGGAAAATCAGGTAAACACGATAGTTAATGCGTCATCGCCAGTATCGGCAGAGTCGCAAGCGTAGAAGGTCTGTTCAAGGCGCAACACACCATCATCAGAATAACTGAACGCGCCCTCTTGCAACTTGCTCCCGCTGATCGTCACGGTTGAGCCGCCTGGGGTTGTCCAAGCCAAAGACCAAGCGAACTTGGTGGTGTCGGCAAACAACCGCGACCAGTGGTCACGGGTTGCAACGAGTTCAACTTGACGGTCAAGCGTGATCTCGTGAACGCTACCGGGTGAGGCAGTCACGAAGATTTCAGCCACACCATGCGTTCCGAGGATCGAATCGCGGCGCATGACTTCGCGGTTCGTCTTGAGTGAGAACGACTTAATATCGGTCGAAACGCCACCGATTGAGAAAGTGCAGCCTTTGCCGTTCGCGCCGTCCAAGATGTCATCAGGGAACGCAAGCGATGCAACGGTAGGGGTGGCATCATCCACGGTGCCATAAAGCCCCTCGCCCGAGAACTTGATGCGCCAGGGTGCGTCAACGCCGCCCGTGATCTCAATGGGTCCGAAGCGGCAGCCGTTGTACTCATGGCGCAATGCAGCCGCCGCACCACCGAGCGCGAACTTGTACGCATAAACCGTACAAGATCCCTGTGCAGCCAAGGAGTTGTAAGCATAGGTGACGCTGGTTGCGGCGCTGACAGTTTCAGTCATCCCGGCGGATGTAAGAAACACGCCAAAGTGAGGCGCTGTGCCAGCCGCCGCGTTACCTACGCACTCAAACTCAAGCTCAAGAGGAACCGAAACCGAAGCAATCTGCTTGCCCACGACGCGGTGTTTTGCGTCAACGCGGGGCTTCTCAACCTCTGCGATGTTAGGGTCATCCTTGTATGATACGGGCATGACGGCGTTTGCTACGACGGTGGGCGTGGGGTCGGTGGCATAGGTGCCGCTCTCATCTTTGGCGAGAACGGTTATCAGGCGCGCTTCAATAGGCATATTTGGAGCCTCAACTAAATGAGATGGGGTGATTCACAAAATGATCAAACTTGACAATTAATTCTATGGTTTCGTCGTTTGCCTCGTAGCCGCGCCCATAATCGGTCAGACCTTCCGCCTGCCCGCGCTGCCCGATGCTTGACGCGCTCTCGTCTGTCTCAACCTCAAGGTCTACGACGCGCGCTTTGATTGACCCGCTGGAATGGTACGCCCTCCACCGCTGCATGATCACCTCTCGCGCCGCCGATCCATACACCTGCGCGTCAGTCTCGGCGGTCGCCCGGTCTTTCGGTGCCCATCGAATGCGTACCCGTATGGTGTTGGTCATCCTGCGAGCCGCACCCACAATGACGAGGCGCTGTCCGTAGGTGCCAACACCATCGACAAAGACCTCACAAGAGGGGCTTGAATTGCGCGGCAAAACCCGGCTTTTTGAGTACCCATGCGTGCTGTCGGGAGCGTTCAGGGTGTAGGGCAAGCCAAGGTCTGTTGCTTTGGCGGTGATTGCGGTTTGCCAATGGGCTTGGAGGATAGCGACGATCATGTCCACGACAGCAGCCGCGCCGCTGATTAGGCTATCACTCATTCTACACCTCCTGAGCCTGCGGGGTCAGTGCCGCCCACGGGACCTAGGCTTGATTGCATGATGCGATCAATGCGCGCCAATAACTGAGGGGAGAACATGGCATCCCGTAGGCTCAAGCGATAATCCGCCCGCGCATCGTCGCCCGCATAATTGATCCATCCGTGAATAAATAAATACCCTGCGTCGGTCTTGCGCCAACTGCCGATGATTTTCGAAGTGGGCGAAGGAATGGGGCTATACCAAGTGGTTGAGATAACCAACTTGCGCCACCCCACAACGGATGCGCTCAAAAGCCCGCCGATGCGCTGGGTGAGTTTGCGCCGCGTGTCGCGTTCAAGCCCCGATAGATCCTGCCCCGTGGTGTTGACCCTAATGCTTATCACCACGACCTCCCACGCTTCCAAAACGACCCACCGCCGCCCATGTTGCGACCCGGCCCACCCGAACGTGCCGCCCCCAACATGGTTTTGCCGTCAAAGGTGTCGTCCTCGACGCTCTCGTTATAGTCCCTGATCAGTTTGGCGAGCCTGTCCCGTTCAGCGCGCGCCGCAATCGCCAGCTGTGGGTCTTGCCGGGTCATCGCCTGTGCAATATCAGACACCACAGCCGCTTCAATGAACTTGGCGCATATCTGATACAGGTCGCCGTCAGCGTCCGTATCGTCAGACTCCCGCCCTAGTTGGCGCAGAATCACCGAAACCTCAGCCGCCGCCATGTCCACCCAGCGCCCGATCTGCGTTGACCAATCCGAAAACGTATTGCCAGCGAAACGATATGCGAACTGCGTATAGGTTACGCCGAATGTTGGGGCCATTTCTCCACCTCCGCGCTCACGATGCGCTCTGTCACAATCCCGCCATCCCAGAGCCGCGATTCAATTTCAGCCCAGGTTAGTTTGCCCGCTTTCACTTTGGCGCTAAGAGCCTTCAACTTCTCAAGGTCAACGTTGACAACTATCTCGACGGTCGTTTTCTCTGCCATTTGCCCTTGACCTCCTGAGCCAGTGTGGGCTATCGTGCCGATTGTACCCCTGGTGGGGGGATGGTAACGCCAAGCAAAGGAGACAGTATGGCGAACAGGCACCCTAAAGAATGGAGCGGCGCGTCTGACAGGCTCAGGCAGATTCTAGCGTCGCGCAGGTTAACCAATGCCGACCTAAATATCATGGTCGCAAAGGCCACAGGATCAACAAGAACAACAACGAAAGTTAGAACCCGTGATGTGTTTAGTGGTCAGATTGTGGTGTCTTATGTGTGGGTCGTGGTTGCCAATGTGCTGGGCTTGACACTGCGGAACATCCTTGACGATTACCGTTGGGCTGATGCTTGTCAGATCGCATACGCCGATTGGGTCGAAAACTCAGACCTCGGCAAACGAACCGAACGCAACCGCATCTCTCAAGCCATCTGGACAAACAAGCTCACGGGCGAACAAATAGACCCGACCACCACATCACAAGCCAAGGAAGAACAACCCATGAAAGCACCCACCACACAGACCAAACCCTTCCCCACCCCTCCATTCGCGCCCATTGTCGAACTTGCCGCTCAGTTTGAAGTTGCACAGAAGCGCCTCGCGGCCGCCGCCGCCGAACACAAAGCCGCACAAGATGCACTCGAAACCTTGCGCGCTCAACTTGCCGAAGCAATCAAGGCATAAATGCAAAAAGGGGAGAGGTTGCGCACCCCTCCCCCATTCATCACCAGCCCCCGGCCCGATTTGTTACGGCTTCGGGTCTTGCTTTGGCGCGGGCAGTGCGGCGCGCACAAGGCAATCTTTGGCCTCAAGCAGTTTGCGTAAACCTGCCGACTTCTCGGCACCATCAGGCAGCGTGTCGTCAAACAGCTTAGCAACATCACCAATGGGCTTGCTGACGGTTTGCAGATGGGGAGGCAAGTGGGCGTACTCGAAAAAGCGCATGATTGGACTAGACAAGGTAGAGCCTTTTGTGTGTGAAAAGCGGGCGCTTGTGATTGCTCAACAGAGGCGCTCCGCATTTATTGGTTAGGGCGTGAGATCAAATGCGAGGATCTTGTCAAGGTCGCCAAGGTAAGGCGCAAACACGCCCTGAACCTTGATCCAGTGCTCCCCGGTTTCGTCCTCGGCCCATGTGTGGGTGCTGATGGACTCGGTGGAGAGGGTCTTATCGGGCTGGATCAGAGGGCATGTGCAGGTGCCGAGCACGTCCTCACCGCCGCTCAAGTCGAGGAAGGTCATGCGATCCTCGGCCCAGTAGTAGGTCTTGGTGCCGTTGTCGGTCTTGTAGTGCGATTTATGCACCAACACATTGACAGTGCCGACGCCGCTGGAGATCAAGCCGAGGGGCAGTTCGATCAAGCCGCCCGGGAGGTTGCCGCGAGTTGCGAACTCGCGCAGTTTGTCGTTTTTGGCGAGATTGCTCCACGCTTGGAACGACATGACAACGTGCGTTGGATCAGCGCCCGCTTGGTCAACGAACGCTTTGTACATCGCGCCGAGGGCGGCTGGGATGTCGGTGGAGGCAGTGGCCCATGACGCGATGGGGGCGGTGCTGTTGAGAGTGAGGCCCGTGGTGATGGTATTGGCAACACCATCGACCGTGCGGGTGTAGGTGGCGCTGGAGATGAGGGAGCAGCAGTCTTGCTCGCGTTGGCGCAGGATTGCGCGGGTCAACTTGTCAATCTTTTTGTTGACCATTTGGTTGACAGCATCGCTCGTATAGACATCTTCCGCCGACATGCCGGGCATGCGGAAGCGGGCGAGGTCGTTGGGGCGGATGCAGTCTTTGACCTGTTGGTAGATCATCTGGACGATGATCCGACCTTCGCGGGTGTGGACCACGCGGTCAGCAATGCCGGGCGCGGCATGGAATCCAGCGAGGCGGCGCTCGTTGTATTCGGTGTCGAAGGTGGCCAACTCCCCAGGCACCATGCGGGGAGATCCGCCTGTGGTGGAGAGGAACAGATTTAAGACCGGGAAGTCATCAAGGGCGCTCGCAACATTTTGTTGAATCACGCCCGCGAGGACATCCCGCTGGAGCCAGGGTGCATTACTCATCGGGATTCCTCCTTACTTGTAGACGATCAAGCAACCGTTGCCGATTGTCTGGGTGTCGGTTTTGATGTAGGTATTGAGCTTGATCACGGCGTCAGCCTTGTCCTCATCGACCACGCCTTGATAAACCAAGAGGCCGCCTTTGTCGTGAGCGTCAGCCGCGCCAGTTTCGTCAAGGGTGTCGATAGTGAACACGTCGTCACGAAGGAAACCGCGCGCCGTAGCCGAGCCGTCCTCGACGTAGATGTAGTCGCCAGTATCGTAAGTGATCGCGCCGCCGCTGATCGTGAGGCTGGGAGTGGCGGTGTTAATCGCGGTGACGGTGCGGCCAGTGGCGAGGGCAGCAGAGCCGCTCACGTCGTAGGCTGTCACGGTGTCGCCAACGAAAAAGCCAGCAACGGACGCCATTGTGACGGTGGTGAGGGAGCCAGTTGCGCCCACGACTTGCTTACCAACGGGGCGAAACTTGCCCGTTGCGGTAATTTCGCCCATCGCGGAACCTGCGGCGATGCGACCGAAGTTGGTTGTGCCGTTGCCCTTGAGAATCTGTATCGACTCCTGAGCATCGACCTTAATGAAGATCACTTCATTTGTGTTGCCAGCTGAACCTTCAACTTGGCGATCATATCCAAAAGACATGGTTTATATCTCCTTAGACTTTGCGAGTCTTTGTGGGGTCGTAGGGTTTGCCGGTGATGCGCTCAACCGCTTCTTTGACTTGCTTTGCGCGGTCGGATTCGGGCGCTTTGGCTGGAGGGGGCGCGGCACCCTCGCCAACTTGTTGGATGGGGAGCGCGGCACCAGCGCCAAGGCTGACGATCAGTGCGCTTGCGGCGTCAAAGCCCATCGCCTTGCGCGCGGCTTCAAACTGGACGCGGGCGGTGGGGAGGATCTTGCCTTGGGCAACCGCCGAATCTAACTCGGCTGCGAAAGCCTTAGCTTCGCGCGCATCAAGGGCGTCGGTGAGTTGCTTGATCTGCGCGGCCTGCGCGCTGATGGTGTCTTCGAGTTGCTTGATTTGGGCGCTGTAGTCGGGTGCGCCCGCCTGTGGTTCTGTCATGGCTTGCGGCCTCTGGGGTGCTTGGTTATCTAAGATAGCGACATCCCGAAACGCGGGGTCACTAATGAAAGCATTGTGGACAATTCGCAGCGGGCCAACAGCAGTTTGGGTGCCGTCTTTGTTATCGATCCAACGCGCCGCCGCAATCGAAACGCTAAACCTTCGCAGGCGACGTTGAACAAAGCGCACCATCGCGTCAGGATCGGTCAATTCGTTGTCGAGAATGAGGTCGCGCCCACCGCCCTCGCCGTCCCGCACCTCCCCCTCCGCTACAAACCCCACCGACTCCATTGGATCATCGGTGTGTTTTGGCATTAGGTCGGCGTTGGATGCGCTCGACGCCAACTCGGACACCTGCTCAGGAGTGAGATTGACGCCGTGAAGGTTCCCGCCGCCAGACGCAAACGCTTTGATCTTGAAGCGTAAGGCTGTCACCTCGCCCGCACGAATGGCGCGCACAAGGTCTGCCCGCTCCTCATAGGTGAGGCTTGCGGGATTGACCCGGCGCACCATACTTGACGCGGGCGCGTCGCCTGTGATGAATGTGTCACCGCCGAATGCGGCGAACTTGCGAACCATGCTCATCTCACTCCTCCTGAGCGTTGCGCTCGCATGAATAATGAGAGAGAATGTGTGGGCGCTAACACCTAGCGCGCGTGGTTTTTGATAAGTGAGCGCGCACTCAAAAATAAGGGACCAGTGATAGAGCGACTAATCCGACTACATCTTGACGGCGACACATCGGTTTATGAACACCTTGCCCGCGAATGGGAGCGACGGGGCGAGCGGTGGTGCGGCGGTGTCAGCGAACCGCCGCCCATCCTAACCTTGGAGGCACTGCGAGAATGGGCAGAGGCTAAGTTTTCTGCGGATGGGCTGACCGCCGTTATTGAGGAGAGCGGTTACGACGGTAAACCAACAGTCTTTTTGCGTGAGGAGGGTAAGTGCGTTGCTCACCTTACATTGGGGGTTTGCCGCGTGTCTGCTGACTGCAGGCCTTGGTTTCGGTTCTTTGACGGACCAGCCCACCGAGCAACAACAGCCAACCGCACAAACGGAGAGGACTTTTGCTCCAATTGGCATGTTGCCAGAACCGACAACGGAGCCATGCAACTAATCAAGGAATGTTGGCCACGGGACGGCCACGTCTGGAACGTGGACCAATACCCGCTTGACCTCTGCCCCATCACTCCACCCCATCAGGATCAACAACCGACTCCTGCTGAGGTGCCGTAACAGTCCCGCCCTGTGTGCCGCCTTCACCTGCCCTCTGCCCACCATCCCCGCTTGCGCCCCCAGGTGCGGCAGGTTGGGTCGTCAGATCACCCACCTTGAACCTCTCCTGCGCCCACTTATCGCGTGCCTCGCGCTCCTCTTGCGTCAATGCGGGCATGTCAAGTGCGAGCCTCACCTCATCCTCAACACCACTGGTGTACCAAAGCCCGCCAAACTGCATGGCCTTAACGATGGAATCAACCCATGCTTTGGTGTCCTGGTTCTCAAGACCACGCGCCACAAGGCGAGGGTAACGAAACGAGCCATCGTGCGAGATATTGGCATCGACCATAGGCTTAATGAGTCCGGTCCAGGGTCGCCCCGGTTGACCGTTCAGAACCTCGGCCAGCCCGCCCGCGATGGCATCAATGGAGTTGTAGAGCAGTTGCCCCAGGCTGCTTGAGAGGGACGCGGTACCGTCGCCACCAACACCAAGCAACTGAGCCAAAAACACAGTCCTGATTTGACTGTCGCAATAGTTGAGCATAGCCTCGGGGCTGTCGGCTTGCGTGTTGGGAAACTGCTGTGCGATCTCCCATCCCTCGGGTTCTTCCATCCAGCCCGCGCCGTCACTGAAGTTGCCGTAGATGTCAGCCAGCGAATCAACGTCCTCAATCGAGCACGCGGGCGATGTTCGCAACTCCGTGTCATATCGGCGCTTGAAGGTGACAACGCCATTTTGCACAAGATCACCCATCGCCTGAAAGCGGTTGAGTAAATCCTGTTTTGCCCTCCACCATATCCAGGCGGGTCGATAGATAGACACCCCCTCTGGACAGCCTTCTGTTTCGTCGTAGGTGTATAAGAGCAACTGCCGCGCAGGTATCGTGACCGTTGAGGTCTGGCCGAGCAAGCGACCGAGCAGTCCTTGGACGCCGCCGCCCGATGTCGTTTCCTTCGTCGCTTGGATCATCCCGGCGAGTTCGTCACCGTCCCACGCCCAACCCCAGACGCTCTGTGGCGCTCGCCAGCGTACACGCGACGGCACCATGACCTGTACGCGAGTCCAAGCGCGGCTCTCCCATGTCACCTCAAACGGGGCGAACCCATAGGCGAGGGACTTAACCGCAAGGCGCAAGTGATATGGCAGCCCGCCGTAGAGCCAAGGCTCCCGACCGTCCAGGCCAAAAAAGCGGTTGACAAGCTCCACGGCCTCGGCTTCCTTGCGGGTGGGTTTCGGAGGAGCCTCAACAACCCATCGCGCACGACTGATCTCACGGGATACGAGCGCAAGGGTGCCTGCGACCGTGCCGTCAGTACGGAGCATTTGGTCAAAGATGCCGGGATCTTCCAAGAACCCGCGCGCCTTATAGGGTGCCAGGTCCTTGTTGCTTTCCTGCGACCTGATACCATGCTTATCGGTGGGGATGCCAACGCGACCAATGGCGCGGGTCATCTCCAATGGTAGCGCCTCCTCAATGGAGGCAAAGGTGCGGGTGGGCGGGGTTGCGGATATGGGTAGCCGACGCATGGGGCGAAAGGTCCGGCGTGATTGCGTGGCGGGCTTCACATTAGCTTCACTCATTTCTCTTCTCCTGAGCCTGTCTTGACTCAAGCGCAAACCTAACAGATAAAGAGGTGGGCTAACGCTAGCCCAGTCACACAGCACCGTGAACATGCGAGGTTCGTCTATGCGTAAACTATCCCGTGATAAACTCAACCAAAAAACAAAGCTCCGACCCATGCAAAACGTCCCAGCGGAATTTGCGATTTATCCATTCGTTGTGAACCCATTTGATGAGAACGGGAAGGCAAAACTACCAATCCAGGCATGGAATAGTTTTGGTCCTGCTTGTGTGGCGGCACTTGCACACATGCGAACCCATGCGCCAGAGATTGCGGTAGTTATCGACATGCGAATGGGCGAGGTGTGGCAGCCGGATTGGATTGAGAGTCATGTTGACTTTGCTGTGGGTTTAATGAACGCCACCCCATCCTCGGATTTCATCACACCTTGACCCCTCCCCCCATCCCCCCTATCCTCCCATCATCATCCCAAACCAGGGATGAGCCCTCACCCCGCTAACCAATCCCATAGCCGGTCGATCAAAAGACCGGCACTTTCCCGCAAGGAAACACACCCCATGCACACCTACACCCACATCACCCTCTCCCCCCACTACGTCAA